AGAAGGCGCTTTGGCAGGCAAACACAGCATTCCGAAAGTTTGATCGTAATTTTTATGGGAAATAGGAATTCGGGTCCGGCCCCTAAACCTACTGCACTCAAGATTTTGCAGGGCAATCCTGGTAAGCATGCCCTAAATATGAATGAGCCGGAAGTCCCACCGGATGCGGTCGTGAAGCCGGAGGGGTTGTCGCCCGGTGCCTCCCGGGTGTGGGATAGAGTCGCGCCGGTTTGCCTGTATATGCGGACACTGACGGCAGCCGATGTCGAGAGCTTCAGCCGGTATTGTGAGATTCAAGCGACGGCTGATGCCTCGGCGGCGGAAAAGGACCGGCCTGGCTTTTCAATGTTCCTGCACACGACGATGGTGGACTCAGCCGGAAACGAGCACCAGCAAGTCAAGATTCACCCGGCGATCAAGATTGAGCTCGAAACGTCGGTCAAACTGCGGCCATTCTTTGAGTATTTTGGCCTCTGTCCGTCTGGGCGGGCGCGATTGCATGTGCCGAAGGCTGAGGCTCCGGTCTCGAAGTGGGCGGGCGTGAAGTGAAGCCTATGTCAAACAGCCGGAAGGTGAAGCGCGAAGTGGTAGCGGCTCGTCGCGCGCTTATGAATTTGTTACGGAATGGCCCACTCGTTGTGTCATCGAAAACTCTCGCGCGGGCCAGGGCCCTGTCAGACGCGGAGGTTTTGTCGCTGAAATATGAACTACGTGATTTTCTCCACGCTATTGCGCGGAAGGCATCTGGCCGGGTTCATTCCCGGAGCCTTTAGCGTCAGGCATGGTCATCGGGCGTCCCTAATGACAAATCACAGGCTGGCTCACACTAAAGCCGGTTCACCTGCGTTTCCTGCGTGGCATATCACGCTCGCAGATGCCGAGGTCAGTCTAGCATGAAGCCGAATCCCGGCTCTCAGCGGGCGGTGGATGTCATCTCCCGATTGACGCATACCGGCGACTTTGCCGGCCAGCCGTTCAATCTGCGGCCCTGGCAGGAAAAGGCCATCATCCGGCCGTTGTTCAAGACGGGGACGGACGGGATCCGGGCGTATCGGACGTGCCTGCTGATGTTGCCTCGGAAGAACGGCAAGACGGAGTTGGCCGCGGCGATTGCGATTTATTGCCTGCTGTTTGATTCCAAGCAAGGGGAGATTTATCTGGCGGCCGCCGATCGGGACCAAGCGGGGAAAGTGTTCGGGGCGATGGTGGCGATGCTCCGAAATGATCCCGAGCTCGAGGTGGACGTGGAAATTGTGGAGTCGCAGAAGCGGATCGTTCACCGGAAAAGCGGGAGTTTCTGCCGGGCCATTTCAGCAGAAGCGTATTCGAAGCATGGGTTTAACGCGTCAGTCGTGATTTACGACGAATTGCATTGTGCGCCGAATCGGGATCTCTACGATGTCCTGGCGACGAGTCAGGGTGGGCGCCTCCAGCCGTTGATGATTGTGATTTCGACCGCCGGACACGACCGGCATTCGATTCTCTGGGAACTCTACGCCCATGCGAAGAAAGTCAAGGAACAACCGTCGCTTGATCCGACGTTTCTGCCGATTCTCTATGAAGCCGAACCAGACGAGGATTGGACGGACGAGCGGATCTGGAAGCGCTGCAACCCGGCGCTGGGAGATTTTCGCAGCCTAGAAGATATGCGGATCTTGTGTCAGCGCGCGCAGCAAATCCCCGCGCAGGAGATGACGTTTCGGCAGTTGTATCTGAATCAGTGGACAGAATCGGCCGCCCGGTGGATCCCGCTGGATCTGTGGGACGCCTGCCGGAGTCCGCTTGAGGGTGCCGACTATCGCCGGGCGTTGAAAGGGCGGAATTGCTACATCGGGATGGACTTGTCGTCTACGCGAGATTTGACGGCGCTCGTGGCCGTGTTTCCAGATGATGACGGCGGCTTTGATGTGCTCTGTCAGTTGTTTTGCCCGCATGACACGCTTGATGAGCGCAGTAAGCGTGACCGTGCGCCCTATCGGCTATGGGCGAAAGATGGACTGACGGTGACGTCTGGCAACTGTGTCGATTATGAAGTCGTGCGGGCGACACTGAAGGATTGGGCGGCTGAATTTCAGATCCGAGAAATTGCGTTCGATCCTTGGAATGCCACCGATCTTGTCGTGCGGCTTATTGAACAAGATGGGTTTAACTGTGTGGGAATGCGACAAGGGTTTGCGTCGCTATCCGCGCCGACGAAGTCACTAGAAAAGGCGGTGCTCTCGAAAGCCTTACGGCACAACGGCGATCCAGGCTTGCGGTGGTGTCTCGGGAATGTCTGTGTCGAGACGGATGCCACGGGCAATCTCAAATTATCGAAGAAAGTCTCGACGGAACGGATCGACGCGGCGAGCGCGTTAGTCATGGCTATTGACCGGATGGATCACGGACAAGCACCGAAACCGGCCTTTCAGATGTTTGTGTTGAGCCGATGAATAGACGAGATGCGATTCGCGCGGTCATGGCGATGCCAGCCGTCACGAATATCTCCGTCGCACGCCTGAAACCAGACGATGTGATTGTGCTGGAATGCGATTATTCGATCACTCAGCAAATAGCGGACAACCTAAAGACAACTCTAAACAAGCTGTGGCCAGACAACGATGTCTTGGTCATGGCGAACGGCTTGAGGATGAAAATTGCTCGGAGTAGCGAGCCGTGAAACGCCCTGGCCGGCCTCCACTCGATGGGTGCAATCGTTCCGTTGAGGTATCGCTATCGCTCCCATCGAAGCAGTTGGCTGCCGCGGAAGCGCAAGCCAAAGAGTACCGGATGACGGTGCAAAGCTGGCTCCGTCAACTGGTCAAAGACGCCACACCTCGAATTAAACCGGAATAAATAGCCATTCCTTAGCCGAGCTTCTACCGTAGAAGTCTCGTGGATCTCGCCTACAGCGTTTTTGACATCAAGTCGATTGATGCAGAACAGCGCATCATTGAAGGCTTTGCGAGCACGCCTACCCTGGATCAACAGGGTCACAGCATGGATCCGTCCGGGGCTGAGTTCACGTTGCCGCTGCCCTTTCTTGCCCATCACCAACAAGACAAACCGATCGGGGAAGTGATCGCGGCGCGGATTACGCCACAGGGCATTCCGATCACCGTTCGGATCGCCAAAGATACCGGCCTCGACTACATCGAAACGACGTGGAAGCAAATCAAGTCGCGACTCGTGCGCGGGCTATCGATTGGCTGGAAGCCGCTCGAGCCGCCCACTAAGATTGACGGGGGATTCCGCTATACCAAGTGGATGATCGGCGAAGTTTCAGCCGTCACGATTCCAGCCAATATCGAAACCACGATTTACAGCGTCAAGCAGTTCGACACGGCTGCACCCAGCCTTGACTCGCCCGGACCCTCGGGCACTCCAACCATTCAGCGCGGGCAAAAGGCCGCGCGAAACATGACGATTACCGAACAGATTCAGCAGTTTGAAAACACACGCGCGGCCAAAGATGCGGCCCGCCATGCCCTGATGACGAAGGCCGCTACTGAAGGCGTGACGCTCGATCAGGCGCAGACCGACGAATACGATGGCCTTGACCGTGAGATCAAGAGCATTGACTCGCACTTGATCCGGCTCCGCGACCTCGAGAAATCCAACCTTGCAGCCGCGACGAAGATCACGGCTACGACGGATCAGGTGCAAGCCTCCGCGCTGCGTGGCGGTGAGACCAACACGATGCCGGTGATCACGGTCAAGCCGAACGCGCCGAAGGGTGCGAGCTTCGCACGGATGTGTATGGCGCTCGCGGCCGGACACGGCGATTCGTATCGCACCCTGCAATACGCGAAGCAGTGGAAGGATTCGACGCCCGAAGTCGAGCAGATGGTTGAGCACATGTGGCAGACGAAGGCCGCTGTTGCTGCCGGTATCACGACCGATGCGACATGGGCCGGACCGCTCGCCATTCGGCAACCGCTCAACGATTTTCTCGAGCTGCTGCGCCCGCGCACGTTGCTGGGTCGCATTGGCGGCCTGAAACAAGTCCCCTTCAATATCTCGATTCCGACGCAAACCACGGGGGGAACATATGCGTGGGTCGGACAAAACAAACCGAAGCCGCTGACCAAAGCGGACTACGCGACGTTGACGCTCGACTTCAATAAGGTCGCTGGGATCATCGTCCTGTCGGAAGAACTGGTGACTCTGTCGACGCCCTCCGCTGAAAATCTCGTGCGCGAGGAAATGCTGGCCGGCATGAGCGCATTTCTCGATCAGCAATTCTGCGATCCGGCGGTCGCGGTCTCGGCCGGCATCAACCCGGCATCGATCAGCAACGGCGCGGCGACGATTGCCTCGTCCGGTGTGACGGGCGCGGCGGCGAAGACGGACCTGTCATCGCGCGTCGGCGTCTTTGTCGCGGCCAACTACAACTTGGGCGAATCGGTGTGGTTGATGAACGAAGCGAATGCCTTCGGCATTGGCCTCTCGGTCAACGGTGTTGGCAATCCGCTGTTCCCTGGCTTCAACGGCACGGGTGGCGGCAAGTTGATGGGCGTCGATACGGTCATCAGCAACAACGTCGGCGCACGGATCATCCTCGTGCATACGCCGTCGGTGCTGTATGCCGACGAAGGCGGGATCCGGATCGATGTGTCGCGCGAAGCGAGTGTTCAGTTTGATTCAGCTCCCACGGACACAGTTGATGCAACGACTGTTTATTTGTCCCTGTGGCAGCGCAACTTGGTAGGTCTGAAAGCCGAGCGAATCATTACCTGGAAAGTAGCTCGTGCAACAGCAGTCACGTACATCACGACCGCGGCCAGCTATAACGGCACGTAGACGTGAATCGCTATCTATATCGGGTGCAGTACACGCACGAGGACGACTCGATCGCCTATGAGCCGGTCTGCGTGCGTGCTGCCACCGAGGCAGAGGCACACGCCGATGTGGAAGCGGGGACGGATCGCTACAAGGACGCCGTCAACGCGACACGGACGCTGACACTCGTGTTAGTGACGGCCGATGTCTGACCTCCGATTAGCGATTGGAGGACCGACGCGGGATACCGTGCCGGCGGCCTTCGCGGTTGATGTCGCGCAACTCTACGCCTACACACGCGAGCGCGGGCCGTGGGGATCGCAGGTCACGATTGGCTGGATCGCGTCGACGTATATCCACGTCGGGCGCGAACAGTTTCTTGAGGTGGCGCGGAAGCAAGGCGCGACCCATGTGCTGTGGCTCGATACGGACATGACCGTTCCGCGGGAACTCGCGGTGCTCTTAGCGATGCACGACCAGCCGGTCGTGGCGTGCAATTACAAAGTCCGGCAACCGACCGAATTATTTACCGCGTCTCGGGATGGGCAGCGGGTGGCGACGCGCGAGCACTCGACGGGCCTCGAAGCCGTGGAGTATTGCGGGATGGGCGCGATGCTGATGCATACCGATGTCGTGGCGAATCTGCCGCGGCCGTGGTTTCGGCATGGCCTGAACGACTACAGCGGAGATATCGGGGAAGACGTGATGTTCTGTCGTGGTCTGACTCGCGCCGGCTTCAAGATTTTTATCGACCACGATCTCTCGAAACAGGTGGGGCACATTGGGCAACATACGTACCGAACCATCTCAGAAGGCGAAGCCCTCCCCGTCTGAGGAGGCGATCGTCGAACTGAAGCCGCCGGCCGCGTTCGGCTTCAGCGGCACGGCGAAGTTTTTCGCCGTGGAACAAGCCGCCTTGATTGCCGAACTGCTGAAGCGTGGCTATACGAAGGTCGAGCATGCCTGACGTCGCCCGCATGGTGCTCGAGCCGGAAGTCCAGGGCTGGTTTCACCACGGCCAGAAGATCCTTGAGCTCGTCGAGCAGCACAAACCAAAGATCTGCGTCGAGCTTGGAACCTGGATGGGCGCGTCGGCGATTCCGGTCGCGCGGGCGATCCGTCGGTGGGGCGGCACATTGACCTGTGTCGATACCTGGGGCGGCTCGCTCAACTACGTGCCGGGTGTGGGGCGTCTCGGGCCGCCGTTGATGCTGACAAGTTGCGCCCGCAACATGCTCGAGGCTGGCGTCGGATCGAATATCCGATTGATTCCGGCGACGACCTTAGAGGCGGAAGCGGAGTGGACCGGGAAAATTGATTACCTCTATGTCGACGCGGATCATGCCTATCAAGCCGTGCGCGCCGATTTGCTGGCGTGGCTTCCCCACATGACACCGGGCGGATTGCTGCTCGGTGATGACTATGGGCCGGGTTTTCCTGGCGTGGTGCAAGCCTGGGACGAATGCGAGATTGCCTTGGGGAAGTCGTTGACTCGCTATCAGTCGGATCCACCGGATCCGGACGGCATCCAACTCATTTACGGGACGGTGTAAATCATGGCGACAGTTAAAGCGCTGACGAATCACACGAACGCTGGCGACGCGCACGCCGAAGGCGACGTCTACGAGGTGCCGGACGAGCAGGTGGAGAACCTTGTGGCACAAGGCATGGTCGCGCGGACTGATGAATCTGCCGCGGCGCCTACGAAGGAACCGAAGCCCTATCGGCGAGGCGAGCGCTAGTGCAGATTGGTCTGACGCTCTTCGGGCGCCAGTTTGAATTTAAGACGAAGGCGCTGCAACTCTCGCCCATCTCGAATAGTGGCTGGGGCTGGTGGCCGCTCGTGCGCGAGCCGTTCACCGGAAGCTGGCAGCGGAACGTCGAGCTTCAGGCGAGCACGGCGCTGTCCTTTTTTGCGGTGTGGGCGTGCTACCGGCTGATCACGACGGACATGGGCAAGATGTGCCTCCAGCTCGTCGAGCAAGACGATGACGGGGTGTGGACGCCGATCGAGTCGCCAGCGTTTAGTCCGGTCCTACGGAAGCCGAATCGGTATCAAACGATCAACAAGTTTATCGAGCAGTGGATCGGGTCGAAGCTCCTGCACGGCAATGCGTATACCCTGCTCGCGCGTGATGGGCGCGGTGTGGTGACGTCGATGTTTGTGCTCGACCCGACGCGCGTGACGCCACTCGTGGCCCCGGATGGCAGTGTCTATTACCGCTTAAAGCGTGATGACCTGTCTGAAATTTCAAAAGACGATGTCGTGGTGCCGGCGAGCGAGATCATTCACGATACCTATATCGCACCGTATCACCCACTGATCGGCATGTCGCCGATTTATGCCTGCGGCCAAGCCGCGCGAGAAGGGCTGGCGATTCAATCCGGATCGACCGAGTTCTTCGAGAATCGCAGTGCGCCGGAAGGCATTTTGACGGCGCCGGCCGGGGTGACGCAGGCGCAAGTGGACGCCTATCAAGCGGCTTGGAAAGCCCGATCAGCTGGCGACATTGCGGTCCTGGCGGGCGAGTTGAAGTATCAACCGCTTGGCATGTCAGCGCACGATGCACAGTTGATTGACCAGTTGAAGATGACGGCGCAACAGGTGTGCAGCGCGTTCGGGGTGCCGCCGTATCTGGTCGACATTGGCGATCCGCCACCCTACGCGAACTTTGAACCGCTCCTGTTGAAGTATCACAGCCAGTGCATTCAGAGCCTCGCCACGAATTTCGAGACCTCGCTGGATCACGGACTGGGCCTTGACGAGCGGATCGAGGGCAAGCAATACGGCACGGAATTCGACGTGGACGATCTGATCTGGATGGATGCGGTCACGCGCGTCAACTCGGCCAAGACCGCGATGAGCGGCGGCATGACGCCAGACGAAGCCCGGTGGAAGTATTTCGCGCTCGGTCCGGTCGACGGCGGCGACGAGGTGTATGCGCAGCAGCAGATGTGGCCCTTGAAGCAACTGGCCGAGCGTGACATTCCGGTGCCCGTGAATACACCGGGACAGGGTCCGGCGCCTGTTGAGACCAAGCCTGCTAATGACATGAGCGAGATGGACATGGCCGCGCGTGCAGCCGATCTACTCACGAAGGAACTGGAGTTGGTGGCGTAATGACCGAAGCCGAATTGGCCGTTGTCATTCGGGCGATTGCGCCGGTCATTCGGGAATGCGTGACGAAGGCGGTCAGCGAGTTGACGCCGCGGCTGGCCGTGGCGGAAGCGAAGCTGGATGATCTCAAAACTGTCGGCGAGCTCCGGGATCGGGTGACGTCCTGCGAGACCAAAGCCATGACTCAACCGCTTCTGGCTTATGTCAACGGAGAACTCTCGCTCATTAACCAGGTGACGAAGACGGTCACGCCGCTCTTACCTGATTTCCCTGAGCCTGTAGATCTCAATCCGGTCTTCGCGCGGCTGGGTGCCCTAGAAGCCAAGGAACCTGTGCCGGGTCCCACAGGTAAGGACGGGGTGCCTGGGGCTATAGGGGAGCCAGGGCGACCCGGCGAACGTGGCCCAGAGGGGCCGCAGGGCGCTCCTGGGCGTGATGGGCGCGATGGCCTGCCTGGGATACAAGGGGAAAAGGGCTTACCTGGACTGGCCGGCAAGGACGGCGCACCCGGGCAGGATGGCCTGAATGGGAAAGACGGGCATAGCTTCAAATTCAAGGGCAGGTATGAAGAGGGCAAGGAATACGACGTCGGACACGTCGTGTTTTTCGCTGGGACGAGTTGGCACTGCAACAGCCCGACGGCAAAGAAGCCTGCCCAATACAACACAAACGAGTGGGAACCGTTTGCCATCCGTGGACGTGACGGCAGGGACGGTATCGATCTGGCGCCACCGTTGCCCGTGGTGAAGGTGTCCTAGATGGCCGCGCTGATAAGTTTGGCGGAAGCGAAGGATCACCTCAATGTCACGGGCGATGACCATAACGCCGACATTGCCGCGAAGACACTGCAGGCCAGTGATGTCGTGCTGAAACATATCGACACGGGGGTTATTGCGGGCTGGTCGGATGGGAGTGTCGTTGTTCCCGGTAACGTGAAGGCGGCCACCTGTTTCGTGCTGGCGTATCTCTATGTGCAACGAGGCGATGCGATGGCGGCGAGTGCCGACACGTGGCAAGCGGTGGAGCGGATCTTGACGCCGACACGTGGCGCGGTGATGGCATGACGGCCACGCGTGGACAACGCCGGCATCTTGTGACGTTGGAGAATCCGGGGCCACCGATACCGGATGGGGGTGGAGGCTTTACGGAGACGTGGGCGCCGTTATCACCACCGACACGCATGGCCGAAATCAAGCCGGCCACGGCGCGTGACCTCGAGCGCGTGGTGGCGAATTCGGTGGAATCAACTGCGTCGCATCTGCTCACGATGGACTATCACGCAGGCGTGACGACGGAGACGCGGATCACTTTTGGGACGCGCGTGTTTACCGTGGATGGGAAGCAGAATCCAGAGGAACGAAACATCGACCTCGTGCTGGCTGTGACTGAGGTGGTGAGTTAATGGCCGTTAGACTCCCGGCGTCCGTCCAAAAGCTCTTAGCCGAGTCCGGTCTTGTTCCGAAGAATTGCACCTCTGTGGAGTTGACGTTATCGGTGTCAGGCCCGGTGACGTTGCAGTACGAGGTGTTCCTTGACGAACAAGATTACGAGAAATGGGCCACGGTGTTTCTCAATCTGGCGGCCGAAGCGAAAGAGCGCAAGGCATGAGCTTGAACCGGATCGAATGGACTGGCCTCGATGAACTCTATGCGGCGCTGCGCAAATTGCCGGCTGACTTGGCAGCCGAAGCGGTGGACCTCGTCGACAACACCGTGGAAGTGACCGCGGCGAGTCTCATCCAGTCCTATCCGCTAGGCGATTCGGGCAACCTGAGAAAAGGCGTGAAACATTCGGTGACACCGAGCCAGTTCGGCGTGAGTGGGGAAGTCAAGTCGACGAGCCCTCATGCACACCTCTGGGAATTTGGGACGAGAAATCGGCAGACGTTGAAGGGCTGGAATCGCGGCAAGTTGAAGGATCAATACAACCGCGGCCTGGTGGGGATCTCGATTCGGGAGCGTGCGAAACTCAATAAGCAACTGGTCGAACTTGTGCGCAAGGCAGGCTTTGAAGTGACGGGCTGATGGCGAGCACCTGGGATATTGATAATGCGCTTGTGGCCAAGCTCATAGGCGACGCGCAACTGACGGCGCTCGCCCCTCATGGGGTGTGGCGGAATACTGCCCCGCAAGGATCGACACGATTCGTGGAATTCGAACTCGTCGGCGGCACGGTGGAAGGCATGTTCGGCGGGCGCGCGTTTGATCATCCGACCTATCGCGTCATGTATGTCGAGAAGTCGTCGAGCGATCTCAATGCGATTGCGGCGGCGAAGCGGATTCAAGCCCTCTTGGATTGGCAAGATCTCATTGTTGCTGGCTACGGCCAAGTGAAGTTTGAACTGACAGAACCTATCGGGTATCCGGACATTGACGAGGCCAACGCCAGATGGCAACGGTTTGGCGGCCTCTATGAAGTGACGGCCGCGACACTATGAGCCGTGACGTATTGCTCTACGGTCTCAGCCAGTCCGAAGGCTACGCCTTTCTCCTGCACTGGATGCAGAACACGCCAGGGCTGCACGAGTTCCCGGCGCCGGATGCGCACCGCGTTCAATTGGAGCATTGGGTTTGGTCGAATCGTGAACGGCTGACAGGACGTGTGATGGATGTCGGCGTTTACAACCGTAGAGATTGGGTCGGTGAGGGCTATTTCACGTTTGGAGAAAATGGCGAGGATGTTCGCGGTGATCTGTGCGCGATTCCATTCGAGGATGCCTCTCTCGATGCGGCTATCGTGACAGAAGTCCTTGAACATTGCGTAAATCCATTCAAGGCCGTCGAAGAATTGCATCGTGTCGTGAAACCAGGCGGATTGCTGTTAGTTACGTCGCCATTTATTTGGAGTTGGCACGGCACCGAAGACTACAAAGATTACTGGCGTTTTACGCACCAAGCCTGGGAACTCCTTTTCAAAGACTTTTCACAGGTGAAGATTACGCCGTGTGCGTGGACGGACGAAGGCGAAGCCGCCTATCACGCGATGCGTCGATTTGAGTGCTTCGGATTTGCGAATCAAGTCACAGCGACGACAGGTTATCTGGTCGAAGTGGTGCGTTAGATATGTTTCCAGATCTGACGAAGTGCAATCAGGGAAATCAGGCCGAACGAGACACCATAGTCTGCGGCGATTGCTTTAAGCGAACGGCCAGCGGCACGGTCAGCACGGATCTGAATCACATCAGCGTCGGTCAATTTGGCATGTCCGTGAGCCATGCCCCGCGGGCGTCTTTCTGGGCGTCTGATTGCCGGTGGCAATGGCGCTCCGTGTTTGTTGACCATGTCCTGCCAGTTCGACGTGGCGTTACCGAGGAACAGATGGTCCGGGCGCACACAGAATTTCACGTCGCAGGCGTGCAAAACCATTCGACCCTTGGGTATCGGACCGTTAGCCAGTTCGTAGGAAAAGCGGTGGGCATAAACAAGCCCACCATTCAATCCGAAATTCCCATAACCGTTCGGGGCGTTTTTGGAGCGCGTCCACAGCCAGCATGTATCGGTCTTTTGAACGTGCGACCAAAAGCGAGTGACTGGATCGGGCTTATTCACGCAGTAATTATACCCTCAGTTAGAGCGGTGGTGGCTGCGTGAAGTTGCTCTACATCGGCCCCGGCGCATCATGGGCGACGGCTGATGTTGCGGCCGGACTGCGTGATGGGTTGATTCATCACGGCGTTGAGATTGTGGACTATGCCCTCGATACGCGGATCGCGCGTTCCCAGAGTTGGCTGTACTACAACTGGCGCCAACACAAGAAAGCGAATCCGACCGTCGGCAAGCCGAATGTCGCCGAGGTGTTCTTGCAAGCCGGACGCGATGCGTTGTGGGTCGCGTGGTGGATCAAGACGTTCAAAGGGCTCGATGCGGTGTTTGCGGTCAGTGGGATGTTTCTCCACCCTGACGTCGTGATGGTGATGAAGAACACTGGCCTCAAGGTGTTCGTGCTCTTCACCGAATCGCCCTACGACCAAGACAAAGAACTGGCGTTTGCGAAACTCGTTGATGGCTGCTGGACGAATGAACGCTCCGCGGTGGACGCCTTTCGTGCGGTGAATCCGCACAGCGGCTATCTCCCGCATGGCTGGCACGCCACGAGACATCGGCCGGGGCCGCAACCTGGCGACGACGCGGTGCCGTCGCACGATGTCGTCTTTGTCGGCTCGGCGTTTGCGGAACGTGTGGAATGGTTGACCGCAATTGACTGGACCGGGATCGATCTCGGGCTGTATGGGTCCTGGGAATCGCTCGGCTCACGGCACCCCTTGCGGCGGTTCGTGCGCGCGAATCAAACCGATAACGCACGGACAGCGGCCCTGTATCGACGCGCGAAGATCGGGCTCAATCTCTATCGGACATCGATGGGGTGGGGCAAAGGGGCTCCGTCGATCACCCATGCGGAAAGTTTGAATCCGCGGGCCTATGAGTTGGCGGCGTGTGGGGCCTTTCATCTCAGCACGTATCGACAAGAAGTTGAGGAACTCTTCGGCGAGCTGGTGCCGACATTTACGACGCCGAAAGAAGCCGAGATATTGATTCGGGAATGGCTCGCCAATCCTGAAGGACGGGCAGCTATCGCAGCGCAGTTACCGGCCTGTGTGGCCGAGTCGTCGTGGCGCACGCGCGCGACCGCGGTGATCGGAGATTTGCAAACGCTCCTGCAGCGAAGGGCTGCCTAGTGGAGCAGGGAGACACCCATGGCTCGGTACCACGGAAAATCCGGCGTGATTTACACGAGCACGACCGGTGCAGGCGTCGCCACGACCACGGTTTCACTCTCTGGGTATACCGCGGATTTTGCGACGGATAAAGTTGAAACAACGTCGTTCGGAGACCCAAACAAGACGTACGTACAAGGCCTTTAGATTGAAAGACTTGGGGCCTTTCAAACCGGTGCTGATTGACTCGAACGCTGCAATGCCAACGAGGGCCAAGGCGATGAGCCAGGCTGAGAGACTGAGCGCACTGGGGACCGTGACTACGGTTCATGCAACAGTCCGAACTCACGGGAAGAGTAACCGTGAGAGTCACGCAGAAATGACGTGGCCTGCATCATGTGCAGTAACAACAACGCAAGGACATCAAGGGCAGCTTCACGGGATTTCTCGATGACGCAGGGCTCGCTATTTTCACGTCGGCGGATTCCACGGACGGGATCCGGATGTATCTCTATCCATCCTCCGCGTCACCGACGGTTTACTGGTATGGCCCAGCGTGGCTTGATTGTTCCATTGCCGTGCCAGTTGCTGGCGCGAATACCATCACCGGAAATTTCGTGGCCAACGGTGCCTGGGGGCGTAAACCTTAGTGTGAGTTGATGATATGACGATCACGGGGGAGGCTGGGCAACTGCGGTGCAAGTATCAACTCGCGGCCCATCTTCCCTCGTGGACGATCACGAAAACAGAAACAGGAATGTCTCTCTCAGCAAGTGTGTTGAATTCAAACTTCTGGGCGTCGCAGCGGCCTTTGAGGTTTGTCATGCCGAACGGCATGAGTTTGCCAGTGCTCGAGCTGCAGATCACGGGCGCGTCGTTGACCGCGACGCTTGGCCCGAAGGAGATTCCGAATGGCCCTCCAAGTTCGGCCCCCTGAAGACGCGCTGATTCAACTCTCAGACGGCGATTGGATCCTCGTCAAGAAGTGGCTCAATGCCGGCGAGGCGAATCAGATCTTTACCCGCATGATCAAAACCATGAAGGCCGGCGATCCTGGTCCGGATGGAAAGGCCAAGCCGGACGTGGAATATGACATCGCGCAAATGGGCGGCCTCAGTCAGGCCGTGACGTATCTGCTCGACTGGTCCGCGAAGGATCCGAGTGGCAAACCGATCATGATTGCCGGGAAGTCTGCGGATGATGTGGCGAATGCGCTGCTCGCATTACCACAGGAAGCCTACAAAGAAATTACCGACGCGATCGACGAGCATGTGAAGAAAGTCGAGGCGGAGCGGCAAGAAAGAAAAAACGACCAGGCTACCGCGAGC